AGGGTTTCCACCTCTTTGTGTTCCTGGTTCAAAATTAGTGGGTGGTTGTCTTTCAGCAGGTTTAGATTCTCCAGTTATACTGCAAATATATCTACCATATTCATCTGCAACACTAGATGGTGGTCCAGGATAGAACGCACGATAATCATTTATTCTGGTAATATTTTTGAACCATACTGCTTGCTCAAGAGTCAATTGACCATAATCAGTAAATCCAGTCACTCCATCCCAATCATCAAGTTCACCGACGATTCTACCAAGATTCACCATCTTTCTATCTTCTTGGCGAATATATCCAATCTGGGTATAGTTTGCCCATGCATACCACATTGATGACATGGGACCTAAAATATAAGAAGTATCTCCAGGTGGTTCGACAGTTTTTATTGTGCCATCTGTCATGAACAATCCAGTTGTATCCTTACCCTCATATCCAGGAGATCCATCACCATCCTGACTATAGTCAGCTGGAGTATCAATAGGACCTGGAACTGGGGGTGGTGTTACTTCTCCTCCAGGAACATCAACATACAAGCCTGTTGTATGATTAGTTGGAAGTTCTGTAAGAAGTTCTAACTTTTCATCAATCGTTTTATTTTTTAAATGCTTCAGTGCTCTTGTATATCTGTTCTTGGACATAGTATCCTTATATTGGAATATTTATCTGACGAGTTGCAGCAGGATATTCAACACACCCTTCTGGCCATCCAACAATAGTAATTCTATTGTGTGTTGCAGAACTATTTACCATTTCAATTCCATGAGGAACTTGGGGATTAATCCAAACAAATCTATTTGGTTTGGGATCAATCTTTTCTACATCACAGTTTTGGAATAATAAATTTCCTCCCCAAGACTCATCCCATGTTGGGTGAGCATAATAAACAAAACCACCATAATCGATATGATATCCAGTACCTGATGATTCTCTATCGATATTTGCAGGGAGAGTATTAATAAAAGACCAGGAAACTAAATTAGAATTCCAGTGCTCTTGATAAAAATTTAATGATGATAGTTTCTGCTTTATCCATTCAATTGCAGTTGGATATGGTTCATTTCTATTTTCAACAAAAGTATCTGTATTTAAATATTCAGATAAATTATCTTGAATCCAATTCCATTGATCTGCAGGTAAAAAGTTATCAATAATTATCGCAGCAGTCCTAGTAGACATTTTTTTATTTTTTAGTTATTTATTTTGTTAGTAAAGTATCATCGCAAACTTTTACTTGCTTCCTATTATTTTTTTCTCTAAATAGGTTCAGACATTGCTAATAGGAGATGAAAAGACTTTCACTAATTCTTGGAATGTTTTTGATGACCGCAGGTGCAGCCAATGCTGGCGGACTTGTACATAAGATGTCTTCTAGTGTTCAATTGACTGTCGATTCTGCAAGGAGTACTGCGACAAGACTTGGATCTCAATACAGTATATCGGGATCGAATGTAAGCACCACAGACGGTACAACTGCTGGAACCATTTCTGCAGGTACTATCACTTCTGGCGTAATGAATCCAGGAAATATTGCTGCTACTCAAGCAACAAACGGTGAAGCATTTTCTTATAGTCAATCTTACTTACAAGGAGATGCAGTTCCACAAAGTGCTCCGACTGTAGGTGCTGTTCCTAATTTTGGATCAGTTACTTCTTATGCAGCTGGTACTGCTGGTGACCTGGCTGGTACTATCGCAACAGATGGTGGTATCTCTTTGACTGCTGGTGGGGCTGGTACATCTGCGACCGGACAATTCGTAAGCGAAATTACGGTTATCGACTGATGACTAGACTACAAGAAGCAATCGGTCTCGGATTGGTTCTTGGTGTAATACATGGTTTGGTGCAACCAGCATATTCTGTTCCAGTTGTACCAAATTTTACCCAAGGCTCAATGACGAGCCACACAGAGACCACGTCGAAGGTCACTGAAACGATTAACTCTATAGATTATTCCACAGGATGGCAATATTCAGTAACAGGAAACAATGTTTCCAACAACGGTCAACCGTTGAATCCAAACACGAATACATCGACAGTTGTAGTGAATCCATTAGGAGGTATAGAGGGGCAAGTAACAAGTCCAAACTCCTCTCTAAGTTTAAATGGTCAGAACTTCACAATATCAAATCCAGGTGCAGCATTTCAATTCACTCAGTCATACAAAGGGCCTGGAGTAACGAATCAGACTGTAATTCAAAGAACAACAGAAGTTACAAGCGTAACAGATACCACAAGTATCTTTACCCAGTAATTGGGTTGTTAATCTCATCTCCCGTCAATGCTGCTGATGTGGGAGGTGTTTCTGCGACTGCTAATCCTATTGCAAACTCATCAGGCTCAGTGACAAACCAAGCCATTCAAGTTTTGCAAGGTCCATATATCACCAACACATACGGTGGTGGTATTAGTTGTCAAGGACCAACGATGAATTTCACACCATATATTACTCATGCTCGCAGTGATAAAGATCCATTTGAAACTTATTATATGGAACCACAATATGATGCAAGAGATTTTGAGGGAAGATTAGTTGAAGTTCAGAAAAGTGTCAAAAACTATCCTTGGGAAACTTGGTATGATGATAGAACGTACATCAATGCAGATGGTGATGAAGTAAGAGCACATGAAGATGGTGCAGACATGACCATCACTGTTATGGAAATGCAACCAGATGGTGTTCCTGACAATCCAGGTGCAGAACTTTGGCAGAAACCAGTAAGAACTGGTATGACCAGAAACTACAGCACAAGTGTTGGTCTTTCTGCAACATTGTCTCTGCCTCTTGATGGTGGACTACAAGAAAGATGTAAGAATGCAGCAGACACTCAAATCGCACTGCAGCAACAGATGACTGCCAACAAACGATTAGACTTTGAGATTGCCAGACTTAAAAATTGTGGTGAGTTAATGAAGGCAGGAATCACTTTTCATCCCAAGAGTAGGTATGCTGCGATTTGTGCTGATGTCATGGTGAGGAATGTAAATTACATCAAACCACATGCACATACTATTCCATCTATTTCTTCAGTGGGCGAACAGAGCGCAGTACCTTCACAGCCTGATTCCTCTGCCTCTGCTCAGCAGTCCTCTCACTCACACTCTGTACCGGGATCTTCTTACCCCGTAAGGTCGCAATCTTCTTCATTACCTTCTTCACAGTCGGTTTCACCACTTTTAACAAAAGATCAGCAAGAGGTTTTGCAAGCAGTGCCGACGAAGTTGCCACCACGGCGATTGATGCCGTAGTTGTAACCATACCTGCTGATGGTATGTTTTGAACAATCTGATCAGGAATAGAAAGTGTCTCAAATACTGGAAGACATTCTTTACCAACCATCTCATAATTAACAATCTTCTTATTGCCCTCTAGGATCTTCCCTATGGGGTTTTTTAATTGCTGTGCTCTACTAGGACACTCTGGTATTTTTTCCTCTGTCTTGGGTACTGCAGGTGTCTGTGTGTTTGTTTCTGGCGCATCAGGTTTTTGGGGTGGCGCAATTGGTGGAGGTTCTGGTGCTTCATGCTCATACTCCAATTTATTTGCATCATAATCAATTGGACTGAATGATGGAGTTCCTGCATCACAAAATGTCCTAACGTTCTTAGGATCTTCATCTTTGAGAGTTTGGTTTTCTCCACTATCAATATGAGCCTCTACACACCCAGGCATGTTGACAATAGGAACACCCACCTGCGATGTCACAGGTGGGTAAATAGGAAGTGCCACTGGAGGATCACGTACTAATCTAGAAGGAACGTATACATTCAGTGGTCTAATATTTAAGTTATCAATATCAATATTATTAATCTGTGGCATAAATTACTCGACTAGGGTGCCATGTGCTCTCCTGATCTCTCTTAACTCCTCAAAGTCTTTTTGTTTGGTGCCACCATCATATGCCCAGGCATAACCTTCTTCAATCATCTGTTCGTTCAGCGATACTTCTGCATCTCCAATATATAACCAACCAAGAAGGCGACCATACTTACCCACACCGCCAACAAGTTCAGTTCTAACTGCGAGCTCATCGTCTCCAGAAATAGCACCTTCCAGTTTCTCCTTGAGCCAGTTAGTTGCATCATAACCTAATGCTTTTTCTTCCAAGTCTCTGGTGCGTTTTTCTGGTGTGTCAACACCTGCGACTCTAACTCTTTCTTTCTTATAAAGATCAAATCCTAAATCAATGGTGACATCAATTGTGTCACCATCAAGAACTCTATTGATCTCAACTACGCGAAAGTTGTAACACGACTTCCTGCTGGGTGGAACCATTGCGCCCATAATCGATCTCCTTTGAATCTACTGCTTCGACTAGTCCAACTATAGTTATAAGAGCAGTAATTACAGCACCAGCACCCCAGACCCAACGTTCTAATTTACGAACACGGTCACGGAGTTCTTCAGTCATCTTTTCAGCATCTTCAATCCTGTGTTCCAACAGTGCTATCAGTTGATCCTGATCTGCGTCCTTCTGATTGATCTGTTCTGGCATCCTTCAACTCTCCAAAAGCAAGTTTCATAATTGTATATATGTAATAAGCAACGCCAGCAAGGAGTATTATCAGAGAAATAACAATACTCCAGGTTACATCATTTACGTCTGCGAGGGGGCGAAGGAACAGTTCCATCTTTACTATTCATACTAGGTATCATTTGGTAAGAGAGTTTATCTCTCAATCTATTTACACGTTCCTCATCAAATTTTGAGAAATGTCCTCGTTTCTCAACATGTTTATAATAGTGTAATGCATTTTGGATGATTGTAAAATCCTCCATATCTAAATCAAATTTCATCAGCAATCATTAAATACAGAACCAACTTCTGAACCAATAGATTCTCCTACTTGGTTTCCTAGAAGAGTGGCCCATCCTGCTGCTAACCATCCGATATAAGGGATGTTCATGACAGCAGGAGCGACAAGACCAGTAGTAATAGCACTACCTGCCATCGCACCTTGTGATCGTGCTCCAGCGTCCGCCGCGATACACTCTGCGCTGGCACCTCCTGTCTTTCCCAACTCTCCTATATCACCTCCCATGTTCCTCACACCTTCCATAGTATATTGATCATGGCGATACTCAGTTCGCTGCTCAGATCCTCCGCCAAAGAGTCCTTTCTTTTCTTTATCAAGGTCTAATGATCTTTGCGACTCAAGAATAGCAGGATCATTAGCCTTATATTCTATTGTATAACCTTCCTTCCCTGCTTTTATTTTGTAAGAAGTATATGGACCACTGGGAATATTGATGGTTGGGACCTGTACAACCTGTTCGGGTTGTCGTCTAATTAGATGTCCTAACACACCAATGTGGGCGATTGCTAAAATACTACCAACGCCAATAGCAGTCCATTTGAGAGAAGGTTTCATATTTACCTCTTAGGTTCGATAGCAGATGCGACAGAGGGTTCCTCTTTCTTTGCTGCTGGTTTACCGTTACCATTACCATTACCACCTGACTTAGCAGGACTCATGCCGAACGCAGCCAGCGATCCAGAGAACACAGATGCGATAAAGGTAGGATCAAAATCAAGAATTTTTTGACCGTTTGGAAGTCTTACATATGAGAATGTAAGAAGAGAGGCAGACCAAATCAATACTACAACTTTAACTAGATTACCAAGAACTTCACTCTTATCATCATCGTGGTCTTCCTTCTCTACTTTGGGTTTTGTGTCAGCCATTAGTAGAGCAGCAAGGCAACTCTATTTAGAAAGGTATCCGTTTTCAACTAACCATTGGCGTGTCAGCGGTGTGGGCTCATAATCACTCCACATAGTTCCTGCAGCACAGGACTGAAGTGCTTTCATCGTCATACCCTCAGTCTTACCTGCCCAGGTTGCTTCTTTCTCCCAAGGAATTGCATGAGGCATATCTTTATATGACCTACGTGCCATCTCTGCCCACATCTCAGGAACATCTTCTTCATTCTTAATGATGGCAATCATGTTGTTCTCAATAGTTCCTGCCATGCAGTCTTGAGCAGCGTGCCATCCTTCATGACGCATAACACTCATCAATACATGAGGACGTTTCATGAACGTTTTGTTGAGGAAGAAGTTATTGCCTACAGTATGATAAACTCCACGGTGACCAACAGGGAAATATTTTTCATCTGCTAGAAACACGTTAACTCCGACCTGGTTAAGGGCGACAAGCATAGAGTTGAACTCGTTAGCAACAGAATTAAAATCGTCAGTATTGGGATACTCACTAGAAATATCCAGAAGACTAAAGACTTGTTTGACTCCATTATTACACTCTCTAAGTAACATGCATCCCATTGCATCCATAGTGTAATAACCTTTAGTAGGTTCAGCAATTGCTGGTGCAGCAATCGATGCTGCAGCCAGTAAACTCATAATAACTTTTTTCATTTAGTAGGAAATACTGTATTGGGGGGAATAGCACCGCCAGTAGTGCTAGGTAGTTCTGGCATAGCAGCATCCATCATACCAGGAAGTGCTTCTGAAATTGCTTCCACTGCTGCATTAGCAATGTTGTCTTTTACCCTTTCAGAAATTGCATCACGACGAAGATAAACAAATGTTCCTCCACCGATAATACCAGCAGTTCCTAGAAATGATAGAACTGCTAAAACATTAATTACCTTTTGCATAATATGCCTCGTAATATTTCACAATCCCTGCGGTGTTCATGTTACCTTGGGAAACCCAATCATGAACACACTCGTAGATTGATTGACTGGAATATTTAGGTTGACCTTCTTCCATTTCACTACCAAATTTTGAAAGCAACACTTTGAGTGATTGTTCTCTGACTTTCATTTTATGATCGCTATATCGCCAATCATCGATGGACATTCTCTGATCCTCCTTGGAAATTCTCAGATCCACCAATAGGATCAAGTTGAAGAGTAGTGGCAGCATTTTGAGTTGCCATATCATACATCACCTGATGAATATCCTCAGATTCTTTAGTTTCACTGCGAAGGTCTTCGTGCAATCTTTCTGTTGCTTCTTGCTGTTGTTGTTGATATTCTTTTTGTTTCTCAGTTAGATCAGGAACAGATCCAAACCAAGGATCATCTTGAAGAACTGCTGGTGCAGGAATACCAGTGTATGGTGGAGAATCCATTTCAGAACACTCTACAATATTATCATCAATGGCACACTCAATTTCTTTATCTGTAAGTGGCCAATTAATTTTTGTAGCCGCTTTTCTTGAGAAAATTTGAATCGATTCTTTGATTGCTTTGATATTCATGTCTGCCAAAAATAGTGGTAGAAGTTTCCTTTAGTGCTACACATTGGATCTTCGGATACAACTCTGTGTTTGAGTTGACTTTGACCTTTGAAGTCTGTTCGATTTCCAATGATGTCATATGCTGCGAGCATCTTACTATTGTCCTTTAGTCGAGCAACAACTTTAGGATCTGCTACAGGTCTATGAAAATCAAATCCTTGATATTGACCAGGAGCATATACTACATCAGCAACAGTGTTTGGAAAATGTGGACTCTTTACTCGATTCAATACAGAGACTGCAACACAGTATTCATCCATGGTTCCCTTTGCAGCCTCAACTTGAACAGTCCTAGCAAGATGATCGTAATCAACGGCACTGAGTGCCAGAATAAGTGCGAGCATAAAAATAGGGAACAATATTTGCTCCCTTACTATATCTTATTTAATTAAGTTTGTCAAGAGGTGGGAACTGATGCTGGGATCATCATCCCACCATCGAAATGGTCATCATCATCTGATACATCTCTATCGGTCAATAGGGCTGCAAAGATAAACCCTCCTATCATAGATGCTGCAATGACTAACACGTCGTTCACCATACACCAGGGATAATCTGACCAGTGGCGGCATAGGATCCCATTGCGGCAACAACACCAATCATTGCTGCCCATCCATTAATACGTTCTGCTTTTTCGTTCATTTTCTATTCTCCAAAGTTTTGTTTGTGATTATAATTTTCTCTCCATCATGAGAGAATTGTAATTCGTCGTCAGGATGCCACAGAAGTTCTTCATACATATCGTCGAGTTTCTGGATATCCTTCCAAAGTGCATCAGGGTCTGGCATATCAAGTAGTTCTGTTTACTTCGTATATAGTAGAATCACCATAGGTTTTATGGTCTTTGTATCCTACCATACGACCCTTAGTATTTTGAAGGGCTGCCATGAAGGCAAGGAAGAAAAAGATTGCTGGTGCTCCAATAATAAGAGCAGCACCAAAGATATATCCTGCAAGGAACTCAGCAATAGTATGGTTGGCAGCCCAAGAAAATTCAGTCTGCGTCAAAAGTTCAATCATCAGTAAGTCTCAGAAAGTTGTTCTACAGAATATCCTAGAAGCACAAAAAATGCAACAGAAGTTAAAGTAAAAAGTGCTTCAGTCATCAGAATCCAAATGCACCAAAGAAAAATACACTACCACTGAAAGTATAAGAAACAACAGCAGCAACAAATCCAAGCATAGCAGTACGTCCATTCAACTTCTCCGCCTTTTCAGCGTAGGTTTCATAACCGTAACGCTCTGCGTCGGTCTTTGAAATATACATTTGAGGTTCTTTGGCAAACATGTTTTGTTGGCCAAACTCATTCGTTGTAACAGTCATTTTACAATATGTTGCAAATCTTTACATAGTATATAGTAAAAAAGCAGCCCTGTCAAGGGCTGCTGTGTAGTGATTTATACTTAGTAGTCATCTCCTTCTACGATATCCTGACATTTCTCAAGATTTTTCTCACAAAATTGTC